TGGTTACGCTCTCTCTGATATCCTATACACTGATCTTGTAGCTTATCATAGTCATATAATTTCTCATCAAGCTTAGACCTTGATCCAGCATATTTAGAGTATAAGTTAGTTAATATAATGTCTATACCAGTAGGTATTCGCTTTAGCCTCGTCATAAACTCTTCTGCTAGACTTGATGCTGGTATGTCATCATACGAATGATGTCCATTAACAGCTCTAACTGCGTCATCCCAAGCACGTTTGATTTGATCCATTAAACTCATAATAGTACCTCTTATGTTTAGTTGATTGTTGTAGTACTAGATTAGCCCTGCTCGTTTGATAATGATAAATAGCTATGGTTTATCGTTTCATAATCGTACCGTTATGAGATGATCAATAGCATACCCATGTACGCTTTAGCTAATCTAGTGACAGTGATTCTACCCTAGGACGTTTTTACCTCATCTGTCAAGGTGTGCCTTAAGATACGGGTTTATTAAACTATGGCATATATCCCTCATATGTTAGTTCAAGTAATACTGTTGTAGTATTACCATAAAAAAGGGTAGACCCACCTGAGTGAGCCTAACCCTTACAGTATTGATATTACCACGGTAATGCATCGCATGACGGGCAACCATCATGGTGATAGTGCAATGGTTCACTATGTGGACACATGATGCGTGCCAGCCACATACGAATGCGTGAACGATAACTACTTGGACATATGATGCGTGATAGTAATCTATGCATTTTGTACCTCATAAGTTAATTAGTGTTAACACATAAAAAAGGGTAAGGCTAGGTTTCCCTAGCCATTACTCTTAGAACGGTGGCCTTCTCAGCATCCGTATGCGTGTGTGAAGGCGCCAGTTGTAGTACCTGCGGTAGACCCGTTGGATTAGCCGTGCTAGTCCCTTCAGGTCTTCGGGGTCAGGAGCGGGTATCCACTCTGGCTCGTAGCCATGCTCGAGGTAGCCACCGTCTTGTCTGTAGTCCATGTGTACCTCTCAGTTTCTGTAATTGAGGGTGGATACACGTGTGGTGTGGTACATGACTCTCTCGTATAGGTGAGGATTAGATTACATACGAGCCTGTGCGTGGGGATAGGTGTGACTAGTAGTACACGGAGGTACGACGTGTTGCTCTAGTCAGGCTATGGGCACGCCAGTTGTGAGTTGGGCGGGTGTATAGCACTGAGTGAGCGCAGTGAACACGAGTTAACCTAACGGAACGTTTGAACTCAACCTAGTTGCAACCCGTGACCCTTAATTCAAGGGGGGTAGGTATAACTCATCTCGACCACACACATTCTAGAAATAGTTTTGTAATCAACACTCTCTTGTGGAACAATTAACTTGTTTATTTGTATAATTAGGCATGGGAAAACGCAGGATATTTGAAGTTTTCAATATGAGCACTGGAATGTGGGAGAGTCACATGATAGATGAGGAAAGCTTTCACGAGGGTATGAAGCAGCTCAATGAAGAATCACAAGTATTAGATGCGGAGATACAAATTATTAACAAGATAATAGAACAACAGTTAAATAAGAGGCCACCTCAACAAGTTGAGAGTAGGGATTAACACTATAGTATATACACTATTGTGTATTTACTCTTTTCCTAGTATATTAAATAAACACTATAGAGTATATACTAGGGTATTACTCTAAGGGTTATACTCGTAAGGGAGATAAAATGAAAAAAAGAGGGTTCACTGCTTTGCTATTAGCTTTTATATTAAGCTATAGCTGCGCAGTAGAAGAGATAATTACACAAGGTGATACGGATACGCTGTATGTATACCAGACAGATACCGTATACACAACCTATAATGATACCATATATGATGTTCGTGTAGATACTTTATATGATGAACGTGTGGGAGATACTGTATATGTGGTAGTAATTGATACCTTGTATCAGATTGATACAGTATATGTAGGTCAGACCTACGAAGATAGTACGTTATACGATGTATACGTAGAGACAGGGAATGTACCACCAAATTGTAGCCAGATATTGACGATAAGTCAAACGACTACTGATAATGTGTTATATTCTCAGGAATATATGTGTCCTTATACAATTCAGGGGAATGTAGACCAGATTCCAGCGGGATATTACATATTAAAGTCATGGTATGTTAATAGTGCTGGTAATATGATCAGTACTCAATTATATCAGTTCGATATAATCGGAGATATGTATATTCTAGTAGATGGAGACTATATAACACTAGTATCTGGGGACTGATGGATACATTAAAAAGAAAAGCGAACGGTGTAAACAAAGTATTTAATATTTACACCGAAGAAGAGGCGGAATCAGAAGGATTACCGTATTTGCACTGGAAAGAAGCAAAGGAAGGAGATTATGCCGCTACAGATGATGGCTATGTAGGCTTATGTATCGGCAGAAAGGACTATACCGACAAGAATGGTCGAGTAAAGACCTTTGTAAGGCTGTGTCATGGCGCAAATTGGGCTGGCAATACTAATCGTATAGAGTATATGGTGAATAAGACCTTCGGAAGTTATTCACAAGCCAATCCCAAGTCATGGCAAGACCGTGAAGCAAGAAGGACACGTACCAAGAACCTAGTAAATGCCTATGTTGGACAAGCACTCTCTAGTGAGGGTTTTGACTATAAACAGTTGGGCAATATTTACCGCCCTGACCAGCAAGAACCGTCTTTGACGGTAAAAAGGGTACTGAAACAGGAGTTTATCAGAGATATGATAGAGAAGAAACTAAAAGAAATTATGGAAGAGAAAGGTATCAGCAAATCCTCGGTAGTTGACACCATGCTAGAAGCAATAGAGATTGCACGTCATAAACAAGATGTAACTAATATGCTTAAAGCATGCGATTATTTTATGGAGCTACTGGAAATGAAACCTTCTAAAAGGATTACAACGGATACATTACAGTTAGACGTATCTAGTAGCATAGCAGATGCAATAGAATCAGAGGAGAAGTCTTTGCTGATGCAGCGGAAAGAAGAAGTCAATGAATCAAAAGAATCAAGTAAGCCCTGAAGATCAATATCTGGGCGTCGATCCTCATAATATTATTAGAATGCAAATAGAGATTGCTATTGAGGCTTTGGCTGAGATAGCTAATAGTAATTCCATGTCTAACGAATCAATGAAGAAAACGGCATATGATGCTATTCACGAATTAGAATTGATAGATACTATGTATACTTATGGATTCAAAGACTGAAAATTTAAAAAAAATAAAAGAAAACCTAGTATTGTTCGGCAAGGTATGTATGCCGAATATGTTCTCATCTTCATCACCAGCATTTCACTATGAGATATCAAAAAGGCTTATGAATGAAGAAATTAAACAGATAAACATTGTCGCTCCCCGTGGGCACGCAAAGTCCTCTATCGTGGGTGGTGTCTTTCCTCTTTACCACCTTATGTTCCACGGGGGGCAAAAATTAATTGTACTAGTTTCAAGAACTCAAGACCATGCTATTAAATTATTGGGTACTATAAAGGATTGTTTAGATTATTCCAGTAATTTTAGAAGCCTGTTTGGCTATTGGGGACAATACTCGGCTAAGCAATGGTCTAAATCAGAGATTGAACTAAAAGATGGCTCGATGGTCATATGTAAGGGTACTGGACAGCAACTTCGTGGTATAAAGAAAGGTAATCAAAGACCTACCCTTATTATAGTAGACGATCCAGAAGATGAAAACAATACTAAGACATCTGAAGCCATGGAAGCTAATTTACGCTGGCTGTTGCAGAGTGCCCTTCCATCCCTAGACCCGCAGCGTGGCCGCATAGCGGTCATTGGTACTCCGCAGCACCAGCGTTGTCTTGTTGAAACACTGAAAGAGATGACTGGCTGGGAAAATATGCATTTCGCTCCCAGCATTAAAGATAACATATCATTATGGGAAGATTGGCATCCAATCGAGAAACTAATAAAGAAAAAGGAAGAGCTTGAGTCTATAAACCGAGTTTCAGTGTTTTATAGAGAATATCTATGTCAAATCATTGGAGATGAGGATCAGCTGTTCCAAGAAAAGTATTTTCAGTATTATGATGGGAAATTAGTGCATGGAGAAGGCGAAGAAGCGTTTATTCAATTCAAAAGTATAAATAGTAAAGATACAGACTTACTTTTACCAGTGAATGTATTTATGGGGGTAGACCCTGCATCCTCAACCCGAAAAACAGCAGACTATAGCACTATAGTTGCAGTTGCGGTTGATAATGAAAATAACAGGTATATTCTCCCTTACTACCGAAAAAGGGCTACTCCCATGAACCTTGCTAACCAGATTATAGAGCATTTCAAGATAATGAAGCCTTCCAAAGTGCGGATAGAGTCAATAGGCTATCAGGAAATGCTGCGTGAGTATATAAGGGAAAGATGCGACCAAGAGAACATGTTTATTGCTGGTTTAGAGATAAAGGAAAGACCAAGAACAAGTAAATCAGCAAGATTGGAAACTATGGAACCATACTTCGCTCAGAACAAAGTATACATGCTGGAAAGCATGGAAGAACTAAGAGATGAACTATTATTGTATCCAAGAGCCAAGCATGATGATTTATTAGATGGATTGTATTATGCTATGAAAAATACATATACACCAGCCCACGAAACCAGTGATATGAAATTAAAAGAGAAACAATATGTAACAGATAAAACTTTTGATTGGATGATTGCTTAAAGTATAATTAATTTAGAGGGAACAATAATGACCTCGATTTCGTATAAGCTGATGTTGCAACGCATTTTTCCACATGCCAGAGATACATCCAGAAGTAAGACTTACTCAAGACTTATTCTCTAACTATAGTTCTGCACGCTCAGACTGGTCTAGTCAGGCAGCTGAGGATGCAGAATTTCGTGCAGGGAAGCAATGGTCGGATAAGCAAGTAAAATCATTACGTGCTAGAGCACAAGAACCTTTAGTCGTAAATGTAATCCATCCAGCAGTAGAGCAGGCAAAAGCTATGCTTACTGCTAACGCACCCAAGTTTCAATCTACGGGGCGTGATACTTCAGATACAAAAGTAGGTAGGATATTTTCAGACCTAATGTCGTGGGTCTGGGATATATCAAATGGAAACACTGAATTAAAGCAGTGTATTGATGATTACTATGTAAAGGGCATGGGCGTTATGGTTTCATATATAGTACCAGATGCTGATTTTGGCAAGGGTGAAGTATATATTAAATCAATTGATCCGTTCTCAGTTTATTTCGATGCTGACTCACAAGACCCATTCTGTCGGGATGCTAGTAATATTATAATAGCGAAGCGTATGACAGAAAAAGAATTAATTCAAATATATCCAGAATTTGAAGAAAACATCAGACAGTCCTCAGAAACAAGCCATATAAGTTCAGTTGATGAAAATCGTTTTGGTATAATGAAAGAAGACGTTCTTCCTAAGTCCAGAAAGAATGAAATGCTGGATGTTGACCTTGAGCGTGAACTGGAAGTATTTGAAAGATATACTAAGATAAAAGTACCATATTATAGAATATTCGATCCATTATCTAATGAAGAAAAAATTATCAATGACCCGCAATATGCAGAATACAGAGAAGAGCCTGCAGTTATACTAACTGTTTCTGGCGGAGAACAGCAGATATTCACGGATAAACTAAATGTATCTAAGTTTATGCAGATACATGATGAAATCGGAAAAGTGTACCATCTAGAAGTTGATCCACTCACGGGACAGCCCACACCAATAGCTGGCCGTGAGAACGATAACTCAATCCCTAATAGCTATACTGCTATTGATCCCATCACCAAAGGAGAACTTATTGACAGTGAGAAAATCATGGTCAACAAGGTAATGGCTACCAATATAAAACAATGTATCTCGGTTGGTGATGAATATCTGTATTCTGTAGTATTGCCAATAGAAGACTATCCTATTGTTCCATTTATGAATAATCATAATAGGAACCCGTATCCAATTAGCGATGTAAGGACTGTACGTGGTTTACAGGAATATATTAATAAGCTGCGTTCCCTTATTGTTGCCCACGCTAGTAGTTCAACAAATGTTAAGCTACTTATTCCACGTGGTTCTATGAATAAAAAGCAATTAGAAGAAGAATGGGGCCGTGCAGGTACAGCTGTAATTGAATTTGACCCAGAGCTGGGACAGCCAATTGTGGCAGGGCCAGTTCCGCTTCCTAATGAACTATATAAAAATGAAGCAGATGCAAAAGCTGATATAGAGCGAATACTGGGTATTTATACATTTATGCAGGGGGATGTTGGTTCAGCCCCACAAACATTTAAAGGAACTGTTGCTCTTGACGAATATGGTCAAAGACGCATCAAGTCCAAGAAGGATGATATAGAATATTCACTAAACCAATTAGCTA